TTATTCTGCTGGTGCTACCTCTTATTGGAGAAAGTATTCTGCAGAATCTTCAGAGTATATCTTTGCTGGTGGAGCACCTGCAGGTATCACCACTACTGGTTTTACAAGTGGATCATTTACCAAATCTTCAGATATTGGTTGGGACCAAGCAGCATCTGGAATTCAGTTTGGTGCAACAGGCAATCAACTGGTAACTCTTGCTGGTGGTTTAAACTACGATGGAACCGCAGATCTTGATGCAACTGGATCACTTGCTGCAAGCACTGGTGATCTTGCCGCTGGTTACGACCTCTTCCTGAACAATGATGATTATGATATCAACTTTGTTTTAATGGGTGGTGCAGGTTATGAAAGAACTTCTGCACAAGCACTTGCAAGTAAGGTAATCAACATTGCCGATACTAGAAAGGATTGTGTTGCATTCGTTTCACCTTGCAGATCTGAACTTCTCACTACAAGTGGTAGTGGTTATACCGTTAAGAGTGCTGCTGACATCACTCAAAACGTTCTAGATTTCTACGCTCCTATTCCTTCATCTTCGTATGGAATATTGGATAGTGGATACAAATACATGTATGACAGATTTGCGGATACTTTCCGTTATGTCCCACTGAATGGTGACATTGCTGGCATGTGTGCCAGAAATGATGCAACTAACTTCCCATGGTTCTCACCTGCTGGAACTGCAAGAGGTGCTGTTCTCAATGCTGTAAAACTTGCTTACAACCCAAGTCAAACACAGAGAGATAGACTCTATAGTGCAAGAATTAACCCAGTAATCTTTACACCTGGTGGTGGTATCACACTATTTGGTGATAAGACCGCACTTAACAAATCATCGGCGTTTGATAGAATCAACGTTCGTAGATTGTTCATCTATCTTGAAGAAGCAATCAAGGGTGCGGCAAGAGACGTAATGTTCGAATTTAACGATCCTCTTACAAGAAGTTCTTTTGTTAATGCTGTTGAACCTTTCCTCAGAGATGTTCAAGCAAAGCGTGGTATTCAAGAGTTTAGACTCATTTGCGATGAATCTAACAACACTGCAGCAGTTATTGATTCTAATGAATTTGTTGCAGACATCTTTATTAAACCATCACGCTCCATCAACTTTGTTGGACTGACGTTTGTTGCCACCAGAACTGGTGTCTCATTCGCAGAAGTGGTTGGAAACGTTTAATTCTACTAATTCTCAAGAGGTACTCTTAACGAGGTAATAAAAAATGGCATTCAGAACAATTTCCCAATTTAAAGGACAATTAGCGGGAGGTGGAGTCAGACCTAATCTGTTTGAAGTTGAATTAAACTTTCCAAATGGTGCGGGTCAAACGCTCGGTTTCATGAGTAATGAAGCAACTCCTTCTGCTGAAAATGCATCTATTGACAATACTACCAGTATTGCAAGTAAAGTTCCTTTCATGGTAAAGGCAGCAAATTTACCTGCTTCCAATATCACTCCAGTTGAGGTTCCTTTCCGTGGAAGGATCCTTAAGGTTGCTGGCGAAAGAACTTTCGATACTTGGACAGTTACTGTTCTCAATGATGCTGATTTCCAAATCAGAACATCTGTTGAACAATGGATGAACGGTATTAGTAGACTAACAAACGGATCTGGTGAAGTTGATCCATCAATGTATACTGCAGATGCTCTAGTTAAGCAACTTGATAGAAATGGTGATACTTTGAGACTTTACAATTTTGTTGGATTATTCCCAACAAATATCTCAGAGATCGCACTCTCAATGGATACCACAGATACTATTGAAGAGTTCACCGTTGAATTCCAAGTTCTTTACTGGACTGTTGGTTCTGGTGATGATTCATCAGCATACCCAGCAGTGAACTGATAAATAGTTAAAATAACTCAGTAAAATTATAAAATGGCAAAACTCTTTGGATTTTCTATTGAGCCTAGTGAATCAAAATCAAAATCAGTATTATCCCCCGTTCCCCCTAATAATGGGGACGGGGTTGATAATTTTATTGCTAGTGGATTTTATGGGTCGTATGTCGATATTGAAGGTGCATATAGAAACGAACACGAATTATTAAAAAGATATAGAGAAATGTCAATCCACCCAGAGGTGGATAATGCTGTAGAAGACGTTGTCAATGAAGCAATTGTTAGTGATCTCTACGATTCACCTGTAGAGGTTGAACTTTCTAATGTTAGTGCGAGTGATAAACTAAAAGATATTATTAGAAAAGAATTTAGATATATCAAAGAACTATTAGATTTTGATAAAAAATCACACGAAATTTTTAGAAATTGGTATGTTGATGGACGTTTATATTACCATAAAGTAATAGATATTAAAAAACCAGAAGAAGGGATTAAAGAACTGAGGTATATTGATCCCTCAAAAATGAAGTTTGTTCGTCAAGAAAAGAAACTGAGTAAAGGTGCCGAAGGAATTGATCTTTCTAGAACTTCAGAAACAAGTAAGGTTCTATATCCAGAAATAGAAGAATACTTTGTATATTCACCAAAACCAAACTTTCCGATTGGAATGGTATCTGGTGCAGGTGGGCAGAAAGGTATCAAAATGGCGAAAGATACAGTTACCTATGTCACTTCTGGATTAGTTGATAGGAATAAAGGTTCCGTTCTTTCATATCTCCATAAAGCAATCAAGGCACTCAATCAACTTAGAATGATTGAAGATTCTTTGGTTATTTACAGACTATCAAGAGCACCAGAACGTAGAATCTTCTACATTGATGTTGGCAATCTACCAAAAGTGAAAGCAGAACAATATCTGCGTGATGTTATGAACCGCTATAGAAATAAGCAGGTTTATAATGCACAAACTGGTGAGATCAGAGATGATCGTAAATTTATGTCTATGATGGAAGACTTCTGGTTACCTAGAAGAGAGGGTGGTCGTGGAACTGAAATCACAACTCTTCCTGGTGGACAAAATTTGGGGGAACTTGCTGATATTGAGTATTTCCAAAAGAAACTTTATAGAGCACTTGGGGTTCCAGAATCTAGAATTGCTTCTGATGGTGGATTTAATCTTGGTCGTTCTTCAGAAATTCTTAGAGATGAACTCAAATTCACGAAATTTGTTGGTAGATTGAGAAAAAGATTTGCTAACTTGTTTAGCGATATGCTGAAAACTCAATTAATCTTAAAAAATATTATTACACCAGAAGATTGGGAAAAGATTTCTGATCATATTCAATATGACTTCTTATACGATAACCAGTTTGCAGAACTAAAAGACAGTGAACTGATGAATGAGCGTCTAGGAACTCTTGCATCGATTGAACCATATATTGGTAAATATTATTCTGTTGATTATGTTCGCCGTAAGATTTTACGTCAAACGGATACAGAAATTAGAGAGATTGATGAGCAGATTGAAAAGGAAATTGCTGATGGTGTTATTCCTGACCCAGATGCAGTAGATCCGATCACTGGAGAACCACTACCTGGTGGTGATGATTTGGGTGATATTCCAATGGAACCTGATTTAGAAGGTGCTGGTGCAATCACCGATGCAAACCTTCAAAAAGATACTAAAACGGCAGAGATATAAATAAAAAATATACCTATACGATTAATTTCATGGAAGATGTTATCGATTTGATTGCTACTGATGCTTCGGCATCAGATATTAGCGACAAAATTAAGGATGTTTTGTTTAATAAAGCAGCAGGAGGCGTTGAAAATTTGCGTCCAGAAGTTGCCCTTTCTATGTTTAATCCTGAAACAGAAGCCGAATCGGAGGAGTGATGGCAAGAACTTTATGTAAAGGTGCAGAGGCAGCTCTGCCTACAACAACTGGTGCCGCAGTCAGTTTTTCTGAGGCAACTGTTGTTCGCCTAGTCAATAGTCACAGTAGCGCACATCTTGTTACCGTTGTAGCAACAAGAAGTGGTGATGTTATTGGTTCTTTTACAATGCCATCAGGATCTGTAGAATATCTCGAAAAAAATCCAACCCAGTGTATTTTTGCTGCAAATGCTGGTGTATTGGGTGCAAAAGTAGGATTTACCGCATAAGAAGATGAAACTAATCACAGAAGAAATTTCAAAAGTAGAATTTATTACCGAAAAAGTTGGTAAGTGTAAGAAATGTTTTATTGAAGGAACTTTCCTTCAAGGTGGTATCAAAAACCGTAATGGTAGGATGTATCCAACTGAAACACTTGCCCGTGAAGTTGGTAGATATAATGAGAATTTTGTAACTACGGGACGTGCTCTTGGTGAATTGGGTCATCCCGATGGACCTACCGTCAACCTTGATCGCGTTTCACATAAAATTGTTTCTCTCACACAAGAGGGAAATAATTTTAGAGGAAAAGCACAACTTCTTGATACCCCTATGGGTAAGATTGCACAATCTCTCATCGGTGAGGGAGTTATGCTTGGAGTTTCTTCTCGTGGTATAGGTTCAATCAAAGAGGATCATACTGGGTGTAAAGTTGTAGGTGAAGATTTCATGTTGGCAACTGCCGCTGATATCGTTGCCGATCCTTCTGCACCTGATGCATTTGTATCAGGAATTATGGAAGGAAAGGAATGGGTATGGGAAGGAGGAATCCTTCGTCAGCAACTTGCTGAAAAGACCCAAAACCGCATTAACACTCTTGTTAATGAAAAAGCACTTGAGGAACATAAGTTACAATTGTTCCAAGATTTCTTAGCAAATCTGTAATAATATAAATAAATAAAGATTATTAATTAATCGAAGTTCACATGTCCGTAGGTAGCAATTTACAAGAAATGGAAAACGCAGTAACCAAAGGGGCTGCTGCTGCTGAGCCAATGCCTAAGTTGACCACAGGTAGACCTGATGGCCAACCCAGCGTTGAAGATCTTGGCGGTCCTACCCCTGAAAACTATCGTCCCGACGACGATTCAGCAAAACTTAAAACTCCTAGCCTTGCACAGGTAAAGGATGTTGTCAATAAGGGCGCGAAATCAGCAGACACTATGCCTGCTGGTGTTAAAGAAGAGTCCGAAGAAGTCGAAGAAGATCAGGAGATCGTTTCTGAAGCAGAAACCACAGAAGAGGAAGTAGTATCTGAAGAAGAGACTACTGAGGAAGAAGTGGTTGCTGAAGCTACCGACGAAACTGAGGAAGAAGTTCAAGAAGAAACCGAAGCAGAATTCAGCGTTGATGAAGACGTTGCCGCTCTGTTCTCTGGTGAAGAACTTTCCGAAGAATTCCAAGACAAAGCACGCACAATCTTCGAAACCGCAATCAAATCTAAGGTTGAGGAAGTAAAAGAGCAGATTCAAGTTCAGTATCAAGCACAACTCGTTGAAGAAGTTGCTGCTGTTAAGACCGAACTTACTGAGCGTGTTGATTCTTATCTTGAGTACGTTGCTCAAGAATGGTTGGAGGAAAACCAACTTGCCATCGAGAACGGTCTCAAGACCGAGATGACCGAATCATTCATTAATGGAATGAAGGGTCTTTTTGAAGATCATTATGTATCAATCCCTGAAGAGAAATATGATGTTATCGAGAGCATGGTAGATAAACTAGATGAAATGGAGTCTAAACTCAACGAGCAAATCGATAAGAACGTTGCTCTTAATAGAAGGTTAGCAGAGTCCACTGCAGATGTTATTTTTGCAGAGGTTGCTGAAGGACTAGCAGTCACTCAGAAAGAAAAACTCGCTTCTCTTGCAGAAAATGTTGAGTTTGATAGTGAAGAGACCTATCGTGAGAAACTAGTTACTCTGAAAAATTCTTATTTCTCAGAAAATGCAACTAGTGCTCAAAGAGATGCTGCTGAAACGGTTGTAGAATCGACTCAAGAGCAGACTACCGCCGCACCTGAAGCTGGTTCCATTATGGAAGCATATCTTCAAACTCTTAGCAGAGTTTCTAAAAAGTGATTTCTAGATCATACGTAAATCAAACTAACGTTTTAAATTAAAGAGGTAAATTCCAATGCAAATGTTCAATTCTGAACAACTGCAGGAGAAGTGGGCACCAGTTCTTGACTATGAGGGAATGGATCCAATCCAGGATTCTCATCGTAGAGCTGTTACCGCTATCCTGTTAGAAAACCAAGAAAGAGAGACCCGCGAAGAGCAGTCATTCCTTTCAGAATCACCCACAAATGGCACTGGTTCTTCTGGAGCAACCGCAGGTTTCTCTGCAGGTGCATCTTCACCAACCGCAGGTTTCGACCCAGTTCTGATCTCCCTGATCAGACGCTCAATGCCTAACTTGGTCGCATATGACCTTGCAGGTGTTCAACCAATGAACGGTCCTACTGGACTGATCTTCGCAATGCGTTCCAAGTATGGAACTCAGAATGGTCCTGAGACCTTCTTCGACGAAGTAGATTCTGCATTCTCTGGATCCGATTCTTCTGCTACAGAAGCAGAGCAAGGTTCGGGTTATGTTTCTGGTTCTGACGGCACTTCCGTTGGTTTCGGTACAACAGCACAAGGCGGCACTAACCCAGGTCTTCTTAGCCCAGATGCCAACTCAACCCAACTTGCATATAAAGTTGGTCAGGGTATGGATACTGAGGACGCTGAAGGACTTGGCGAAGGCAGCAACCACTTCAACCAGATGGCTTTCTCGATTGAGAAGGTCACCGTAACCGCTAAGTCCAGAGCACTGAAGGCAGAATACAGCCTTGAGCTTGCACAGGATCTTCGCGCAATCCACGGTCTGAACGCTGAAGCAGAACTCGCAAACATTCTCTCCACAGAGATTCTTGCTGAGATCAACCGCGAAGTTATCAGAACTATCTACAAATCGGCAGAATCTGGCGCACAAGCAAACGTTGCTACCGCTGGTAAGTTCGACCTCGACGTTGATTCCAACGGACGCTGGAGTGTTGAGAAGTTCAAGGGTCTTATCTTCCAAATCGAGCGCGATGCTAACGCAATCGCACAAAGAACTCGTAGAGGAAAGGGCAACATGATTCTCTGCTCTGCAGACGTTGCTTCCGCACTGACCATGGCTGGTGTACTTGATTACACCCCTGCACTCAACGCTAACCTTAACGTTGATGACGCTGGTAACACCTTCGCTGGTGTTCTCCAAGGTAAGTATCGCGTATACATCGATCCTTATTCTGCAAACAACGCTGTTAATCAGTATTACGTTGTTGGTTATAAGGGTTCTTCACCTTATGACGCTGGTCTATTCTACTGCCCATACGTTCCTCTTCAGATGGTTCGTGCAGTTGGAGAGAACACCTTCCAGCCCAAGATCGGCTTCAAGACCCGCTACGGTCTGGTTGCTAACCCATTCGCTGAAGGAACCACCGCAGGCACAGGTCGCCTCAAGGTTAACTCAAACCGTTACTACAGACGTGTTCGTGTTGACAACCTCATGTGATCACTGTTCACATATTTCTGGGGATCCTTCGGGATCCTTTTTTTTGTCTAAATATTTAAAAACCAGAAAAAATGGCGAATTATCACATTAAAAAATCAAGTGCATTGATGCCATCTATCGAAGTTTATCATGTTGATGGTGATCAATGGTCCGATGAATATTCGGAAAGAAAGATCTACACATCAAAAGCAAGTGCGGATGCTATGCTTCCAAATCCAGATGGAACTAATGGTGGTTTTAAGAATGCTACTGTTATTAAAGAATAAATAGAACATAACTAAGATCGAAAAATGAACCCAACTCCTAGAGAAGCGAAACAAATTCATGAACACTACGAAAAGGTAGTGGAGCATCTTATTGAAGAAAATTATGCCGTAGATAAAAACGGTGCTGATAAAATTATTAGTGGTATGAGTGATGAGTGGTATAGTTTAATTGTTGATGCTTGATAATGGCAAATTTTTATGATACTCAATTACGCAATAGGAACTTCTTATCTCCTATTGGGTTTAAATTTACTTTGAAAACTAAAGAAAAAGTAGATTTTTTCTCTAATTCGGCAAATATTCCTAGTATTGCATTAGGAACTGCATTGCAAGGAACAACATTTCGTATTCTTGATGTTCCTGGTGATGAAGTAACTTATGAAGACTTCACCATGAATTTTTTAGTTGATGAGGATCTTAAAAATTACATGGTCATTCATAATTGGATTACTGGATTGGGCACACCAGAAAACTTTAAACAATTTAGAGATCTTACCAAAGATCCAGAATCAGGTCTAAAAGATGATCTGCTACAATTTTGTGATGGAACATTGCATGTTTTAAATAGCAACTATCGTGATATTGCAATGGTTAAGTTTCAAGATTTATTTCCTGTAGCATTGACTTCATTACAATTTAATGCTACGGAAAATGATATCAACTACTTTACAGCAGAGGTGTCTTTCAAGTATACTATCTACAATATAGTAGATCCAGAAGGCGAACCTCTATGAACCTTGACAAAATTCAGGAGATGTGGCAGAAAGATTCTGTTATTGATCCTGATAACCTACATAATGAATCTTTAAAAATTCCACAATTACACTCAAAATACTATACATTATATAATACTATTACTCTTCTGCGAGAGAAGGCAAGAGAAAGTTATAATCGCGTAAGATTGGAAAGACACAATTTTTACACTGGTAAAGCACCTGCAGATGTTTATGTTGCCGAACCTTTTCCATATAAAGTTAGAGAAAAAGATGCTATTCAAAGATATTTGGATGCTGATGAGAAGTTAAATACCCTTGATATGAAAATTAAATATTATGATACTGAATTAAAGTTTCTGGAAGAAATTATCAAAACAGTTGCAAACAGAACTTTTCAGATCAAAAATGCCATTGAGTGTCAAAAGTTCCAAGCAGGATTTTAATGGAAGAAGAAGATTTTAACCTAGATGGAGACTATGAACCAGATTACATGATTGGTCTTAAGATAGAAGATATCTATCTGCTATATCATTCGGTCAAGGAAACAATTAGAATTTGGCCAGGATCTCCTGCACGTCCTGCTGAAGAACAAGAACATCTTAAAAAATTAAGAGATGATCTTTATAGATGTATTTTAGATTTTAAGTTTAGAGAGATGTAATAAATATTCATAGGTGAATCCTATGGATTATGTCTCATTTGATCATATCAAAAAAGAATGAAGTATATTTAAAGGTTGAAGCAGAACCACACGTCTACTACGAGTTAGCAGATCAGTTTACCTTTGATGTGCCTGGTGCAAAGTTTATGCCTCAATACCGAAATAAGTATTGGGATGGAAAAATACGCCTATTCAATACCCAAAATGGAGAGATATACGTTGGGTTATTGGATAAGGTTACAAAATTTTGTGATGATCACAAATATACTTATGAATTTGTAGATAGTAAATATTATGGTCTTCCTTTTGAATCTAATTCAAATATTTGCAAGGAAGGTGTCAAAGATTACATATCATCTGTTAGTAAATATCCACCTAGAGATTATCAGGTCGAAGGCGTATACGATGCCTTAAAGCATAATAGAAGGTTGTTGATATCCCCAACTGCTTCTGGGAAGTCTCTGATGATATACTAGAGTGTGAGATATCACGTTGAGCGCGGACGAAATACTCTGATAGTTGTTCCGACGACTTCACTTGTAGATCAGATGTATAAAGA